GGGACCTTTGAGAGTTTTAGGAACAGGAGTTACCCTAACAGGTAATTCTTGATCCGGACTTAAGAACGTGACTTCCTCGAGCCACCCATCTTCGACAGCGGATATAGAATATCCGTTATCTATTATGGGGAAGTAAGGCTCGAGACGTTCTGTCCAATACTGCCAACGATATTTCTGATTTCCAGATCTAAAGTCGGCGGTAGCGCCGGGACCGTGCCGAGGAGATAACTCATTAACGCATATATTGCGTAACATGTCACTCCATAGCACAAAAGAGACGGAGCTGAAAAACTCCCTATCTTTACTCGACACTGAGAACATCTCAAAGGACTGCTCAATTGCGACAAAATTCTCAAGCGCTGCAGCCTCCCTTTCGGGGGTGCAGGGAAGTTCCACTTTCTTGAAGGCCAGGCAAATTTGCCTGACGCAATCAACAATAGTAGGAACATCAAGTGCATGAGGGTTTGTTTCATCGTAAATTCTCCCTGTCTCCACGTTAAAGATGAGACTGGTCATCCCTTTCAAAAAAGAGGGGACGAACCCACACTTACGAAAATTCTTAAAGTGTGTTGAGTCTATCTTGCCATTTGCGAGACATCTTTCGAAGTCCCGACAAAAGGCAGGTAAGGTTATCGTCAAAAACGACAAACCTTCATCTCTAACACGTGATCTAATTGTCTTCAGATCACGTAAATCGGAGACATCAGCGGAGCACATGCTACACGAATCTTTATAGATTCGAATAGCTAGCTTAAGCAGGTCACTTACGTTGCTTTTCAAGTTACCTCCTACATCTGGAGGAAGACTTCAAGCCGCGTAGACTCGCATCCCGCAGATCATAAGATCTACGGACAATCAGTTACGTGCGACGCGTGGGGGAAGGTTTCCGGATTTTTACCGGACGAGCTTCCTTGGCAGGAGTTGCACTAGAAGGAGAAGAATTTACACCCTTCTTCTTCATTTTTTCGAATCCTTCCTGAGAGTCTTCCGAATGGAAGGCTTCCCAGAGGTTTTCGATTAGCGACTCTACCCCGGATGCCTTTTCGATTGCTCGATTGGCACTCGGCGGTAAGATATCCAGGCTCGGGATAGATTTCTCGAGTGACCGGATAACGGCGAAAATTCGTTTAGAATTTGTCGTCTTTGCCATAAATTTCTACGTAAGGGGCTGTAAAGTATTACCCCTACATCTCCTTTCCGTAGAGTTTCCCAACAGCAGTTGCGTCGAGCCAGGCATTAAGCCCAGCTACTTGTTGCTGAACCTGCGTGAGAGAGAACCCAAATTCAGGGCGATCTATCACGTGGTAATCAGTCAGCGTTTCAAAATCGTTGACCGCCGTCAGGGGGTCAGCGACGATGGCGCGCTGATCAAGTCTCACCATGGAACGGATCCTACCTTTACTCACGGTGTGAGAAATGGTAAGAGTCCAAGTTCCATCGGATTTCTGATACACGGCACTAGTGCCGGTAATAGAATTCCTGGCGAGAGATTGAGCAATAGAGTTAATCGTAACAGATTGTGGATCTGCGAACATAAAGCGGTTGACCTCCTAAACTAAGGACGTTAAACCGTTCGTGCCACCTTGGAGTGTCAATCCAAAATGGGTTAACAACCGAACAGTCGGGATACTAGGGCCTTCGACTAATACCGAGGGCGGCTAGTATTGCTAATTGTTTGCTAGACAAACTAGCAGACAGGCAGAACCCAAATGGATTACCTGTAGCCATACGTTGTTTACAGACACGAGGTCTGTGAAACTCATACGTACGAGCACCATTATCCCAATTGATTTCTTGTTTAAAAACAAGGTCAGTTGTTTGATGGTGCATTGTATACAGGTTCTGGGACACGACTCCGTCCTGGCCAGCCGCGGTGACGCCTTCTACGACGTCACCGAGGTTGGAAAACCAGTCAACGAGCCATGACCAGGGCGTAGCTTTATACAAAACAGAAGGGTTCAAGCGAATCCCATACAGTATCATGTACTGCTTGATTAAGTTCTGATTTGAACTATAATCAAGAAGGGAATCGTCGAACTCTGGGCGGTAGAACTTATAGTCGCCAGAAGCCCAAACACGCGTATTAATACGCTGTTCAAGGCTATAGCGACCAGGAGAACTAGTGCCCGGATAGTTAGTCGACATGGCCTGAGTCCAGATGGAACTGGGGGGAGAAACCCTCCAGCCACTGGTCTGAGGAATCAAAATCGATACTTCCTCTGTTTCAGAGAGAGTTGCTTTCCGATGTTGCCAGGTATTATTCGCGGCCGTAAGGTCGTGAATATATTGCTGGCCGAAGAAGCTAACGTTTAACATATCGTTAACATCTTTGATGAACGGAATCCAGCCAAACTGGATGTTTAGAAAATCCTCAGAAACTCTTTTAGGAGTCATAAGAGGACTAGTCTTGTGTCCCCCTAAGCCCTTCCATATATCATGGAAGGACCTCGAGGTTTGCTCAAGCATATGCGGTAAATCCCGCAACTCTGCAATAGCA